CAAAGGTCGCTGTCTGCATAACCCCTCTTGCCTCGCTGAATAAACCATTTAATTTCCCGTAGAAAACTACGAATCTTATGTATTATTCTCATCAGCTAATCTCCTCAAGTTTAATTTCTAGGTGCCTGTGCTGCTCCATAGGGTCAGTTATTAGTAGTATGCCGAACTTCCTAGCCTTCAGAATGAACCTGTCTTTTTCGGTTATCGTCAAGCCTTTCGGGTAATCTATGGCGAACATATAGTCAGCGAACACTTCAACCTTGCCTGTTATTAGCCTCTCGTCGCCAGTCAGGGGAATCAGGACTCCCTTTATTTTGCGTTTAGGCTGCCAGCCATCTATAGTCCAACCACCCATCCCATCTGAAACTAGGTGGGCTTGCTGAAAAGTCATCTCAATCTTTGGCCCCATTACCATCTAATGTTCCTCCCAAGCCTTGTCATCATCCCATAACTCTTTGAATGTTTTCTTCCTGCCTGACGGTTTTTGCTTGATTTCCTGATACCGCTGTGCCAGCATTTCCTTCTTTTTCTTGTCGGTTAATTTCTTAGGCATTTATTTTCCTTGGAGGCATCGGTGAAGGCTTAGTTAGCTCTAAATACTCTTCCTGTAAATCACATTTTTTATTAGGCAAAATACATAATTTCCTTCCAAACCAGCCCTTCCTTTTTGGATGGTAACATCTACCAAATTTCTTACCGTACCAAATACAATTTGGATTGAAAATAATTCCCATAATTTTCTCCTTTCTTAGACATCTTTCCTCGCCATATCATCAAGAACTAGCCTAACTTCAGAGGGCATTCCTTCTTCCAGAGTAGCCTTAACAGAGCCTATTGAGTATTGCTTCCTGCCGAATATCTCCTCGCTTCTTTTCTGATAGAGAAATTTTACTAATATCAAGCAGGACATCTTGAGTCGTGAAGGCATATCGTCACTAGAAAATCCTGCAACGTAGTCTACTCGTATATTTCTGTGTCCGCTGGGGAATCCGCCTCCCTTAAAAAGATAGCCCTCTTCTGCATACACCTCGAAATCGCTCTCTGGCTCGTCAGGTATATCCAAGTAAGCCCAGGAGGTATCAAGGCACTCTAGCCCCATTATCTCTATCAGCTCCGATGATTTATAGGAAACATAGTTACTATTCACTACTGAAGCCTGCCAACCACTCTCGGCATTTATCGCAGTTACCATATCGGTCAAAGTAGCATTGTCAGCGAACAACAAGGTCGTTGTAGTCCCGTCCTTGTTTAGAACTACGCCTGTCGAGCTTACTGTTACTGTTGCGTAGGTTGCGCTGGCCGAGTTATTCACCTTTAGACCGCTATTCCTGCCTATTGATAGCCTTGATACTGAGATAATAGGATATTGTTTGAGGAACAGGTTTTGAGTGTCTTTACCGTTGTAGTATTCCTTATAGCTGGTTGACTCGAAGTCCCTGTCGCAATAGCCTTTTACGAAGCTGTCCACGCCGTCGAGTATAACTTGGACTGGAGCTGTTGGGTCATCTGCGGCTGCTGTATCTGATACAATCGATAATGCTGCCGTAGGATCTTCAGTGAATCCAAAGGTTAGGGCAGCGTCGCTGGCTGAAACATCTATGGTTATCGTGTGTCCACTTCCCGAATTTATGGTAAATTTGTAAGTTGTAGAACTATAACTAACCGCAAAGGTTATGACTCCACCTGTAAGGGTTGCGTTAGCGTTCATCGCCGTCTGGAGTGCTGTTGCTAGGTCGTCACCTTCATAGGTTAAATCTGGCACGTCAATATTAACAGGCCCGCCCTGGTCGGATGTCATACTGAGGACATCATTCTCGGCGGTGATTGAAAAATATCCTGTCCCTATATCCAGAAAGCTAAGAGCCTCTGTAAGTGAAATTATCGAAATTTTAACCGCCTCCTTAATTTAACCCGTGAATAGTCTGGATAAAACCCCCAGGGAATGTATGAATAACCATCCAGTAGGGCTTCTCCAGTTTATATCCCCAATACTTCATCGGGGGAATCCATAAAGGAAAATTGACTGTTAATAGCTTCATTATTTCCCCAATAGCTGCGCTAGGGTCAATCCCACCACGAGATTAGACAAAATAATCATAATGACTGTCGTGATCCAGCTCGGTCTTTTCCCCAATTTTTCCACGTCTTTAGCAAGATGGAAAAAGTCATTATTCTTGAAGTCCTCAAACAGCTTGATGAAATTATCCACCCTCTCCCTAGTCACTTTGCCATAACTACATCCCTTATTTTCAGTCATTCCTACCATCCCCTTCTCCAAATTCCTCCCTCATCACCTTAACCATCTCCTCGAAAGTCCAGAATTCCCAGTATTTCTCCTCAGGCTGCTCGACCCTCAGAGAATATCCCTTTTCCAGCTTCGTTATATGGAGAATTATCATTCAGCACCTTATGGAAAGGCATAGGTGGCAGATTATTACCCTCTGCCACCTCATCCTTATATAGCCACTTCTTCCCATAAAAAATAGAACATCATGGATGCTGTTCCTCCAATGCTGTGATAAGTCATAACCGAACGTCCTGGCGCAAGAATTATGCTACCATTTACGTGATAAAGGTTGACATTTAACTGTGGAACGGTCGATATTGCTCCTTCCATCGTTGATCCACAAATCCGTTCCAAAACCGGAGCCGTAGTCAATGTCGCACCGTCGTCACAATAGGCTACTGAAGTTCCTGTCCCAGCATAGGCGCTTTTTGCTGTTAGGGCAGCGGCGAAACCTATATGAGTCGATGTCATCAGACCCACAACGCCCTCAGCCGGATTTACCACATCCGTTGACCACCCAAATTCATGGATGACAAGGTTTTTCGTGGATGCTGCTATATTCGCAATACCCAACCCCGTCCAGGTAGTGGCAAGTCCAGCCGTCACCGCAACTGCCGCCTGATTTGCTACCGAAAATAACCGACCGGCAAGGGCCGCCTCAGTATATCTCCCACCAGTAGTAGCCAAGCATCCAAACTTATCAGACACTAATGGATTTACAGTTCCCTCTGCTGCAGAAATTTGTCCTACTCTTGCTTCTGCTTGCATTTTTTATTACCTCCCTCTTTCTCTTAGCGCTTCTGTGAACGCATAAATTAAAGTTAAATCTTCAATCCAGTCTGTGCCATTCCAAATCCAATTCTGTCCAGTATTCACTTCAAAAAATGTCGAACCCACTGGCCCAGAAGTTGGTTTTGTATCGGTCGACAGACCTACCCATCTATGAATATTTGCCATCAATGATACTGTCATAATTTATTCCTCCTTAATGAGCCTTCCTAAACCCAGGAGGTCAGCACCCTTGAGGGTATTTATTTCTTTGCCGTCCTTATCTTTGATGATAAAGCTCTCTATGGGTCTGGGCTCGTATTTGATTTCTATCTCCTGCTTTGCCAGCTCCGTGAATTCCTTCTCGAATCCCTCCTGGTCTGTCATCACATATACCCCATTCTCTATAATCAAATCCCCTTTCTTCTCGATTATATTTCCCTTCTTGTCCTTCTTATCCTTCGTGTATCTCTTCCCGTATTTGTCCTCTATCAGCTTTTTCCTGGTTTCCTCGAACACCTGGAACTCCTTCATAATGTCCACAAGCGCCCTAGATAGCCAGTAGGATGTCTTGACGGGCAGCTTCTCCTCAATCACTTTCGGTAATGTGTCTATTATCGGTCTTAATTCCCCTAATTGTAGCTTCACTTATTTCTCCTTTTTCTTTGCGGGGCTGGTTAAAGGCCCAGCCCCTAAGCCCTGAAGTTTAGGCACTAATCAAAGCCAAATATCTGATTCCAACTGTGGGAATGTAAACCCTTAAACCAGCATAACCAGTTACCGAACTTATATCAGTGTCAATGAATTTCCCACTACCAACGGTTAGATTAGTTCCAAGCGTAAGGAAATTTCCAGTAGTATCTATAGTAGATGCAACCCCAGTTCCTCCTCCGTTGCAGTAAATAAACGATGTGGCAGTTCCAAGACTTGCACCAGTAGCCGCAGACAATTCCAGTTCTAATGGTGCATAGTTTCCTTGAGTAGTTCCAGCGGATAACGTCATCTCCGCACAGAAGGCAGAACCCAATCCATTCGTCCTACCGCTAGCTCCATATGTCACCTCAGCTTTCAAGGCATTTGACCAGCCTCCCAATGCAACATTGGTAGTCATATAAAATCTTGCACGACCCCCAACTCCACCTATCCCTGCCATAGTGCTTTCCATTAAAAATGGCTCAACACTTACAGAAGGGCTAGTAGATGCAGAGCTTGCATAAAGGTATTGTCGGGCATTCCCAACATCACAAAGCATGTAATTGGTAGAACCCAAGAATACTTTAAAGTCTATGTCATTGGTGGCACTACCTACTGTTACCGCATCATCTCCTATAGTCAATATATTATACAGAGCAGCAGGTCTAGCCGAGAGTGCCTCGTGAAATATTAAGTCTCCGCTACTCCAATGACTTCTTACGTTTGTTACTGGCATTTATATCATCTCCTTGTTTTCCATGCGCCCCAGTGGCGCTCTAACTAAGCGGTGGTTCCGCTTCTTTTTCTTTTCTTTTTTCTTTGGTGCTTGTGACACCATCTTATTTTTTGGCGGCTCCCAGAGAGATTTATCCCTGGGAACTCGCCCGATTGTTCTCATACAGTCGTCCTTTTTAGCAGGAATGGCTATCCTCTGTCTGATAAGGTCTCTTGCCTCCTCATCGGGAATATCAAGAATTGAATCCTTCCAGTAAGAGTTCCATTCCGTCCTTAGTCTGACGTACATTTTTCCTTCTCTTTGTAGGCTTTTGCCGTCTTCCTTTCTATTAAGTCCTGGCACGCCCTGTCCGATAAATTCCCCAGAATAGTCCTTCTGGGAAATCCCATCCATTTACGCAAAAGTTTGATTTTCAACTTTTACTCCTTACGCAGGCATTGAACTCCCCTGATACCACCTTGCCGCTCCTCTTATCAATACCACGCTCACATCGTCCCCATTATAATCGGTGACAACACTACATCCGACGAAATATTCGCTCTCATCATTGGCAATCAGGTCATTTACGTCAAATTCTATAGTCCCTACCTGTTCTGGAGCTGCACTCGTTCCCGTCAAGGTGCAAGTCTTTGTAGATATGCTGCCTGAACTGGTTCCATCCGCATCGTCAGCGGATTTCAGCGTAGCCACAGCAGTCTTTCCATCGCCAAGATGAGCAGTAACAACCGCTAAACCCTTGCGATATTTCGCCATTGAGCGGAACATGCTACTATTAGTATTCACAGTTCCGGAAGTAGCAACGTCCTGCGGGGTCACCAAATTATCAACCCTTAACTCTTGGTCTAAATTTTGCATCTTACTTCACCATCCTCTTATTTTTATTTACCTATTCAATTCCCGTCACGCCGCCAGGTCAATTTTTCCTATCGAATCTCCAAATCCTGACGGCAGCTATCCCGATTAACTTCTTACATCTAAACTAACAAACGGGCTCAAAGTGTCCGATGAATATCTTGGTGTCAAATACGTTGGCCACCAGGGTTGCCCATCTATCCGATATACAAATCTGAATACAGTCTTGTCTGAGAGGAAATACAAATGGACACTGGTATCGAATTTTAGACCTGCACCTGCTCCCGTTTTCTGTCCAACTAGATATTGCGACCAATCTGTAAGGTAAATGTCACCTTTTGTACCCAAAGTTTGGCAGTGCTCAGTCCATACTATAGGAAGCCCCATAAGAGTATTATAAGGCTTGCCCGAAGCCGCTCCTGCTGGCAGATATACTGGCACTCCGCCTGTTCCTACT